CCAGAACAAGAGCCGCAAGTCCTGCTGCAAAAAAGAAAAATCCGCGTTTGCGGAAAGTAAAAGGAAAGTAATTGGACGCCACTGATGATCTCATTATTCAGGGCAAGCCTGTTGATTCGGTCAACGAATACAATGTTGGCATTGCGCTTGACCGATTGGGATATGAGTATGAGTATCAAAAATATGTTGGCATTCCAGGAGTTAGAGGATTAATTATTGTTGACTTTCTGGTATACACAACACCCAAGCCAACGCCGCTTTTTGTTCACGGCGAATACTGGCATAGTGGCAGATTTCGAGCGGAATCAGAATTTCAACAAGCCGCTCTCAACCAAAGGATGAGAGGAACTTGGGCAGAGGCTGTCATCATTTGGGAACACCAGTGTGAAACCATTGAGGATGCCATCAATGCACTAAAAAACTTATTGTGAGGAATAAATGACAGATTTATTATTTAGAAAATTGTCCGAAATGCCAGAGTATACAACCGTTCCCAAATCCGAAGACAAGCTTTGGTTTTGGGTGGTTGATCCGACAGAGGCTGACCCAGCAAATCGCAATAAGTTTGCTGACTTTTACAAGATTATCACAGACATTGAAACCTACCAACTTAAGGATGGCTGTATAACATCCGACAAGATTGCTGGTGGCGCAATCACTGATTCAAAATTAGCTGAGGATGCTGTTGGTAGTTCCAACATTCAAGCTGAGGCAATTAGGGTTACCCATTTAGCAACGAATTTTTTGTTGCCATTCACAAAGATGGAAGGTCTTAACACAGATCCTGACGCCGATCGCTTGGTTTTCTTTGATGATAGCGCTGGGAAATTGCAATACTTGACAGTAGGATATGGGCTTAATTTATCTGGCACAAACTTATCAGTAACATTGCCTGCGGCAACGGATTGGGCTGTAGACCAGCAAGGGCTAATTTATATCCACGGAAACAACTTGCCGTTAGATGCATCCACTTGGTTGACCGCTGGTTCTGGCATTACTATTTCTGGGCGTGTAATTTCTGCGGGTCTTTCAGGCGATTTAATTGCTGACAATGCTGTTACCGACGCAAAGCTCCGAGATAGTTCAGCGTATTCGGTTATTGGGAGGTCATCCAATACCGCAGGAGATCCAGCCGATATTATTGCCTCAAGTGATGGCTATGTGCTAAGGCGTTCTGGAACGACTCTTGGATTTGGAACATTGGGTTCAGCGAGTTTAGCTGCTGGTGCTGTTACCGCAGGAAAGATTGCCGCAGGCGGGGTGAGTGCCACTAATCAAATTGCGGATGGAATTATCACACCAGAAAAACTCATTAACCAACCCACAATTATTAATGTGCGTGTATTTGATGAGAATACATTGGTATCTGGCGGAACAGGAAAAGCTCAAATCTTTGTTCCTTACGATGTAGATGGCGCTGTGCTTTCCAAAGTGGATATTGGAGTAGTTACCCCATCTACCAGCGGAGCAATCAGTGTCCAGATTTACCGCCTCGATACCAGCACGAACCTGCTTTCAACCTCCGCCTCTCTGGCAGCCAATAACTATAATACGGCTGCAAGCGGAACCAGAGGGGCTGGTTCCACTACTGTTACAAAAGGACAACGCCTGCGTATAGATGTTACTTATGCGGGTAGTACTGCAAAGGGATTAGATGTTCAGTTGGTGTTTGTAAAATGAGAGTGATTACTGTAGAAAGTCCGCAAGGTCATTACGAAGTCCCATTAGGAACACGCATACTTTGGGACACGGCTACCCCGCCAACTAATTGGCAGTTCGATACTGACCTTACCAGCGTATTTGTTATGGGAGCAGATGAGCCAGACTTAACTGCTCGTGGCGCCATTAATCATACCCATACTACTCCTGGCTTGGCAAGTGGTGGAGCGCACACAGATCACTCTGTTACTGTTCACAGTGTATCTCAAGCATCTGCAAGCGCGCTCATTAAATGGAGTAATCAATATTCTTCTGTTGGCTCACACTCCCATAGCGGAAGCGGCTCTGTATCTTCTGCTGGAGCGCACACACATACCACGCCTAACACAGGAACAGGCAGTAACTATCCCCCGTTTCGCAAGTTAAGGTGGATTTATTCCAATACATCTACAGTTATTCCTGTTGGCGGAATTATTATGCACAGCGGAAGCGCTACTGCGCTTGGTGCAGGCTGGCAAGTTTGCGATGGTACGAATGGCACTTATGATATGCGTGGTTACTTCCCGATTCATACTGCTACCGACGCAGAAATAGGGCAAACTGGTGGTTTCTCATCTCACGCTCATGCCGTTGGGACTTCTGGAGCTGCCAGCGAAACCCACCAACACTCAGCTTCAATTACATTAAGCACAGTATCTGGCAGTCTCAACAGTTATTATACTGCGGGCGCAAGCGTTCAGGATTCCCATAACCATACTGGGGGCGGAACCACAGCTTCTGCTGGGGCGCACACACATTCAATGAATAACACTGGAAGCGCAGACTCACTTCCCCCCTATATTCAACTTTATTTCATTAAGAGGACTGCATAATGGACGTACCTACTGGAACTGTAGTTTTATGGATGGGTTCAGCAGAATCTATTCCTACGGGCTGGGCTAAATATTCTGCGACCGTTGGACGTTTTATTCGAGGCGTTCCTGCTGGACAATCGGTTGGTGCAACGGGCGGAAATGCATCCACTCACGTTCACACAATGGGGACAGCGCTCACGGGTGGATCACACACGCACGATGATATTGAATTTAATAGCTCAACAAGTGGGAATATTGTTTATCGTACAAGTTCAGAACCAGCAACAGTATCTGCTTGCCAATCGCATTCTCATTCTGGTAAAGCCTCTTTCGGTGCTGGCGGGGCGCATGTTCACAACCCAGCCTCTGCTAATACTGGCGCTCCAATTGGAGAAACTAACCCTCCTTACGTTAAGGGAATTTACATTATAAAAGTTACTTTAACATAGGAGGCAATTATGCCACTCAAAAAAGGAACATCGCAAAAAACAATCAGCAGCAATATCAGCACGTTACGTCACGAAGGCTATCAACAAAAGCAGGCAATAGCGATTGCTCTGCAAAAAGCTGGTAAAATTAAAAAGAAATCAAAAAAGAAGAGGTGAACTATGAACTTTGNNGTCAGCATGGCTATTGGACTGGTCATTGGCATTGCCTACCAAATCAGCTTGGGCTTACCCGCTGACTTCGCAGGCTGGTTCGCAGCTTGTATCTACGGCTTAGGGCTTGGCTTGGTAGCCTCAGGCATCTACGATGCAGCTGCTGATATCGTCAAGAAAGTCGTAAAATAATGGGCAGCTCCTCGACGCACAGCGTTACCAATACACAGCTCCAGATACAGCTGGTAGGTATTGCTGGGCGTCTGGAGCGCATCGAATCGGATATTGGGGAAATCAAGGACAAATTAATGAGCAATGATACACGGGTTGGGGCAATAGAGCAGGCACAGGCGGGAGTGCATCCTATTCTGGATGCACGCTTGGATGCATTAGAGAAGCGCACCAATAAACACGATGACCAAATTTCAGAGCTTACTAAGAATGTTGAAAGCCTGCGGCAAACTGTGAAAACAGTAACTTGGGTGTGTGGAATTGCGGGCGGGGCGATCATTACTTGGCTGATAGCGCAATTACTGGCGCTGATTTAGGATCAATTATGGGCATTAATGATTACGCATTTGGAATTGACATCTCGCACTACAATGGGCTGGTGAACTTTGACGTGGTCAAAGCACACTCGCCTAAGGT